GTGATCCTCGAAAAACGGGGACCGAAGCCCCCGCTGTGGGTTACTGATACAGCGCAGCGATTGGCCCGACGTCGGCGGTGAATGTCGTCGGCGGGGTGAAGCTCGCCGGGACAGTGCCAAAGGTGCCGGTTGCCGATTGCGTCATCTGGTTGCCTCCGTTCGCGGCCGCCCACTTGCGCGTGGTCGCCGTGGTGCCGTTGCATTGCACTGCGATGAAATACCGGCCAGGGTTCAGAATCGGCTGCGTCAGGAACGCCAGCGACTGGAACGCATTGGCACCAGCGGATAGCGCGCCAGCAACGGCGCTGTTGGTGATCAGCACGCCATTGGTGTCATACAGCGCCACCATGATGTTGTCCGTTCCGACGGTGGCGCCGTTGAGCACATTGATGCCGGTCCATTGCGCCAGGTGCGGGACAAAGATTTCCGACCGATACCATGTGCCGGCCACATGCACAGCCGATGTGCCCAACGACGCAAAAGCCAAGATCGGGCCATTCGGCAGGATGCGAGGCCCTTGCGGGGACGAAGGCGCGCCGAAGCCGGAACTGTCCTGCGAGTACTTGTTTCCGCCGATGGTCGGGTTCAGCACTGCGTCGCCGGTCGCCTGATAGGCCTGCGTCGGCTGGCCAGAAGCGGCGTAACCGATGCCCTGCGCAATCAGCGCGGTTTGTGTGTCGTCCGGGACAATGATGGTTGCGCCAGCGGAATAGCCCTGATAGGCCTTGTAGAGAGTAACAGCCATGTCGTTCCCCTTAGACGGTGTAGATTTTGGCGGAAAGCTCGGGGTACGTCGCCGCCCATCCGAACAGCACATCGAGACGCATCACGCTCTCGTCATTCTTGCCGTCGTAGTACTCCAGCACGCGGATCGTAAATCCGTTGTGCGTCTTCTGCGACACGCTGACCACGTTTTTGCTCGGCGGCGTCCAAAGCGGTGCCATCGCAAGGGTGAAAGCGTCCTTGTGGAATGCGATGTTGGTCGCATACGCCGTGCTAGCGGCGCCCAGGATCAGGAACGGGCTGCCGGTAGTAGGAGCGGCGCTCACGTTTTGGAAAGCCCCGGTCAGGACGATGGCAGGACTGATCGGAATCGAAGTGGCGCCGGCCGCGAGGTCGGAAGTCACGACGAATTGCGCCAGGCTTCCGGTAGTCTTGCGAGTTTGCGGATTGACGGCGAAGCAGCCGGGGAAAGTCACAACAGTACCGCGCGTGATGGTTCCGCCCAGGCCAACGACCGTAATCGCTGCGCCGCTTTGTCCGGCGCCATTGACGTTTGTACCGGCGACGTTTTGCGTGCCGTTGGTATGCACATCAACGTTTTGATCCATCGCCACATTCAGCCCAAGCGAATCGACCATCATGCCGGACTCATACTGCTGGCCGACTTTGCTGCCGGGGTTGAACAGTCCTGCCAGGCCCTGCAGCGCAGCGCCGTTGAGCTTCGGATTCATGATCAGCGCGCGCTTGCGGTCCTTGCGAGGCGCGCCGCGCTCATCGAGCAGCACGTTTGCATCGGTAATCACCTGCAGCGCGGTCGCTTGCGTGGTCGGCAGTGCCCCAGCCGGGTTGACAACGGCGTGCGATGCGTAATGAGCCAGCGCCAGCCCTTGCTCGTCAATCTGGTTTGCCACAGTTGCCAGCGCGGCGGTCAGCTTGTCCTCAAGCCTGGTCAGAGACAGCGTGCGCTCAAACGCAGTAAATGACAGATCGCAGCCGCCCTGGCTAAGCGTCAGCGGGACCGTGCTTTCCACGGTGTCTTGCGGCGACGCGACGCGACCGGCCCGGTACGTGTAGCGCGGAGGACGCTTGATGTTGATCGTGGCGCCGGTCTTGTAGCCGGCAGCAGAGGCTGATTGGAAGGTGTCTTCCCAGTCGCGGTTACAAGCCGCACCGAAAGTCACCATGTTTTCGAGCACGGCGAGGCTTTCCTCAGCGACGATGCTCGATGTTACGAGGGTGTTTGCCATTGTGTTATTCCAAAGTGATTATCGTTTGCGCGCCCACCAGGCGCCCTGTTTTGCACGTGCAGCCCGGTATGCCTCGGTGCTCATCTCGTCCGATATTCCGATGGGTGCGGACGACGATGCGCTGACCGGCTTGATCGGTGCGGGCGCCTTGCTGATCTTTGCTGCTGCAACGGGCAGCTCCGGGAGCGATGCTTCAATCCTGCCGATTGCTCTGGCGGCAGCGATGGGCGAGAGTCCGTTGATTTGCTCGGCTTTCTCGGGGTGTTGCGCGAGGTAGTAGGCCACCTCGGGACCACGATCGCTTTCGAGGATCGTATCGGTAACGTGCGGCGCCACGACGACTTCTGACAGTCCAACCACCTCGTCATAGTCCGGCAGCGCCTGACGCACGGCCGTCTGAGCCTTAACCCATGACTCCGTGCGCTGCTTGTTCTGTGCCGCTTGCGCTGCGGCCTGCGTTTTCTGCTCGTTCGCGCTCAGGGCGGCGCGCACAGCCTCTCCGGCCCGCCATTCGGCGACCGCTTCGACGTAGCTGTCATAGTCCTGGAACTGGTCAAGCGCCGGCTTTCCGGCGACTGGCGCAGCGGGCTCCGGCTGCTTGGCGGCGCGGAACTCTGCCAGTTGCCGCTCTGCCTCTGCTGCGCGCCGTTCGGCTTCGTGGCGCGCCCAGGTAATCTCCTGGATGCGTTCGCTGGCGCTTTTCTTCTTGCGCACAACCTCGCGCTCGGCTTCCTGCTGCTGTTCGGCTTCCTGCTGCTCAACAGCCGGCTCTTGCGCCTCAACTGCCGGCGCTTCCGCCTCTACTGGCGCAGCGGTTTCTACTACTGCTGGTGTGTCGTCAAAGATCAAATCTTCCATCACTGCTCCATTTGCGGCATAACGCCGGGATCTTGCTGGCCTGTGGCCATTGCAGCGCCTGCTAGCGCCGGTGGCGGCTGCATCTGCTGCGTGAGCATTGCAATCCAGCCTTTCAGTTCTTCCACGTCCTGCCGTGACGTGGCATTGATGCGCGCAACATTCTCTGCCGACGCGGCCTTGATGCGCTCCTTCTCGATGCCCTGTTCTGCATCCTGCAGCGCCGCCTCAAGCTGCTGGATATGTCCCTGCGCCTTCTGCATGATCTGCATGACTTCTGGCGGGATTTGCGGCGTCTCGCGCTCGTCTTCATCCAACAGTTCTGGCGGGATGGTCTTGGCGATGCGCTCGGCGATTTCCTCTGCGCCAGGCCAATCCATCGCGCGCACAACCTTGTCGCCGGCGATGTCCATCAACTTCGGCCATGACTGCCCGAACGACACCATAGACTCTGACGCCTCCTGACGAAGCGTGCTGTAACTCGGGCCAGCAGATACCGTGCAGTCATACTGTCCGACGCTCATGTCATTGATCGTCGTTTTGAGCTTGCCGGTCTTCTCATCAAGCTCGGGCTGCTCCAGCCGCTTGTTGATCAAAGCCGATGTGATGGTGTCGTCCTCGCCCATGATGCGCGCGACGCGCTCGGTGTCGAAAAGACGCGGGATCATGTCGAGCAAGCAGCGGCCAGCTTGCAGCACCGCGCGGTTGAGGTTATCCGTGTAGTGGAAATTGGCGATTCCGCCTTGCCGCTTCTGCTCGCGCTCTTGAATGCCTGACGTTGCCGGCCCGCGCGCGCCCAGTGCTGCGTCAAACATGCCAGTCGTTGCCTTGATGTCGTCCGATGCGTGCGCAGCCATCGTGATAGCGCCGACCGGGACATCCGCCATGGGCTGGCGCATCGGCGGTGGCGCGAGTTGTCCGCCAACGGTGCGCGGCTTGTATTCAAGGTAAGCGAACGATCGCCGGTTGGCTTGCGACCATTGCGCCTCTTTGCCTTCGAATTGCCCCTCTGCGCCGATCCATGGCGACTTGGTACGCATCGCGTATTCCTCTGTCGCCGCCGTCATCCAGTAGTCGTACATGCGTGACGGGTCTTTAGCGCCGCGAATCACGCCGGAACGTACAACTTTGCCCTCGATGTCGATTTCGTTGCCATATACCGGGAATACCGGAATCCACCGGCACGGAACCTCGGACGACTCCAATACCTCGCCGAATTCTGCGCTGTCATCTCCTACGCACTTGCCGGCGATCTTGTAATTCACGACGCTGCGCCTCGCGCTTTTGCGCGAATTGGCGATCGTCACGCCAGGCGGCAGCGCCAATAGTTCCGATTTCCATCCTGTTTCGCCATTGCTCAAGCGGATGAGTTCATCGGCGTCTTCTTCGACGCGCAGATACTCGGCGACCAGAATATCATCCATGTCATCGCGAGCAGCATTGCCGGTCGTCTTGCGCGTTTTGGCGATTTCGGACGATGGATATTTTGAGCAGAATTCGGACACTCCAAGCCGCTCTTCAACAAGCACTTTTCGCGCATCGCTGCCGTCACCCTCGATAGAGTCCGGATCGAAATGCACGGTCAGCGGATTGCGAATGCGGACAAAGCGCGGAACAACGTCGAACGAATCCTCGCTCTCGTAATCCGTGATAATGCGGAAATACCCCAGGCCAGTTTCCGAGGCGCTGCCGATAGCGGTATTGTATGCGATGGATGCGTTGCTGTTGTACTCGATATACCGGATCATGCCCTGCCGGACCTTGGCCGTCTCGGGATCAGACTCTGAATCGACAGGATGGACCTTGATGCTGGGTTTGTTAATCCGCTGGTCGTTCTTGATCTGCCGAACAAATGTCGACAGCTTGTCAATCGTCAGGACCGGGCGCCCTTCTTTTTCACGCAGCGCAACATCGCGCGAATCCCAATGCTTGCCGGACAGGAACTGCAGATCATCAACCGCGAGACGGCGATTCTCAGAATTTACCTCGATGCACTTGTCACGAAAGCGCTTGGCTTCCGCGAGTATCTCGTCGTGCTTTTTCTGATTATCTGGCATGCTGGAAAGCTAACACATCCAGCCACCAGATGCAAATGATTCTTCTTCGTCTGCCGGCTTGGGTTTGCATCGCGCAATGTCTCTTCCCGTTCCGATCAAATAGCGCGAGGCGTCCATCAAGTGATCGTTTTTCTTCACGACTCGCCCCTTGTCGTCTCGCCGGTACATGCGGTATTCCGAGATCCAATCAGCGCAGGACGCAAAGACCTTGAGCTTGCCCGCAGATAGCAGCGTCCATACGTCGTAAATTCCAGACTCGACCGCGTTATTCGCTGGAGTCAAGTCAAGGCCCATGCTCTGGTACATCTCCAGCAATTGATGCCCATCAGACTGCGAGCGGCCGCGCGATGCTGGATCAATCGCACCAGGTATCCACTTGCCGCGCGATTTGACGGCCTCGGCATGGACAACCGGCTCTGCCTCGCCGCGATAGTGCTGAGAGTAGAGATAGCCGGTCGAGGTTTCCCGATCAAATGCGCCCCATATTGCCGCCGTCCTGTTCCATCCGACGTCCATGCCATAAGCTCGGGGCCAGTGCGGTGGCAGCGCAAAATCCGGGATAACAATATCCGACTCCGGCACAGGGTATATTGCGCCGCTGCCGAGTGCTGGAATGCCCTTGGTGCGCGCGTCCCGCTGGAAAGGCTGGTACGAGGCGAACAGCATTTCCTTTGCGCGCTCATCCAAGTGCGGCACATCGTCCCAAGTAGCGAGGATTACTGATCGGCTTGATTTCTCGTCTTGCTGCTCGTGTATGTCTCCGCCTGGCAAAAACATCAGCACGACATCGGACAGTCCAGACAGCGGAGTGAAGGTCAGCAGGATCAGCCCGCGCGTGGTTGCGGTACGCGTCAGGCACTCCTCGTAAATGTCGGCTGGCGGCTCTTCGTCAAGCCAGACAAAGTCCTGCTCAGTTCCCTGAAACGACAGCCGGCCCTGGTCAAACGATTTGAACGACAGCCGAGAATTGCCGCCATGCTTGCTGCGCACTTCTACCAGTTCAACGCCATCAGGAACGCCGGGCATTGGCACGATGCGCACAATGGATTCTCCCGGAATCATTCCTGTGCCGCGCGCGTTTTTCGGGCCAAGCAGCTTCTCAACGAGAATATCCCGGACGGTCTGGCGCGTGTCGCCAGCCGCCCATCCTTTTGTTTTGCGGTCGAATCGCCGGCCATTCCACCACGCCGGATAGTTGCCGGTCAGGTGAAGCGCGACTTCATAAGCTCCGACTCCCTCTGTTTTACCAACCCTGTTCGCGGCCATGAACAGGCGCTGCTGATAATGCGCACCATCGGCAAAGCACTGCATGTGCTTCGGATACAACTCGCGGCGCAGCGGGCCATCATCAGGATAATACGTCAGCCATTTACGCTGATTATCGCGCCGGATTCGCTCAGCCAGCAGCGCCTGTAATTCCAGCTTTTCTTGCAAGGTCAGCGATTCGAGCATGTAACTCTTCGTCGGTTGTTGTTTCGATTGTCAAGGCTACTTTGTCGTTCCACATCTGCAAATGACGGCCCTGCAGTTCGCAGGCCTTGAGCGCAGACGTGTGATTGATCATCGCCTCGTTGCCGTTCTTGTCGTAAGCCTTGCGCATCGCGTCTTGCTTGATTAGCTCGATGTCGGTCAGCACGCGGTCTTGCGTTATCTCGGTGCGCTTGCTGCGTTCTTCCATGCGTTCGCCGATCGCCTGTTGAATTTCAGGTTTTTGCAAGTTTTCGTTTCCGTAGCTGCCGGCCGTCTTTGCGCTATAACCAGCACGAATAGCCGCCTGAGTCGCGTTCAAATCGATCAGGTATTCATCGACAAAAGCGGCCTGTTTCGGTGTCATTGCGTCACCATTTCAAATTTCTCTTCAAACTCGCTGCGCTCCCGGACGAAAATCGTATGCTCGTTGTCGTCAGGGCAATAAACCGCAACAGATGTTCCGTCTCTGCTGTTCGTGCAATCAACTCCGGCAGCAAGCCATTTGTAAATCTTTCCGGTTTTCTTGTGTCGATATTTCAGCATCTGATCGCCTTCGCTAGTTCTTGCTGCGCCTCAATCACCCTGCGCGCCTTTTGTGTCGCCTGCTCACAAGCCATCCGCCAGGCGGTTTCACGACTAACCTCACGCCCGCTGCAAAACTGGATGATCGCGGCTCGCTCTTCTAGGGCTTCGTATTCGTCGTCAGTCATTCGCAATCCTCCACGCCCGCCCCACATCAGCCACAAGCGCTCTTGCCGCCATATCCCCGCGGTGCCGCCTGACCATCGCGTAGTACCCGTCTCGCCGCTCTTTCTCCCAGCGCATCACGGTCCTCGCCTCGCAGGCTGCCCGATGGGCTTCCGACCAGGTGCAGGTGGGCGATGGGCAGGGATTAGGTCCGCACATCAGGCCGCATACCGCTCACGCTCCAGGCCGGCGTCCAGCGACACCCACCGCAGCCCACCCCATCGCATCAACAGCTTTCCGGACTCGTCGCACACACCGTCACGGACGTGGCTGGAGAGGATCGTCGCAAGCTCCCCGCTTCCCTCTGCTGCCCCGGTTCTCAGCAGGCTAAGCGCGCATTGGGACCGCGGCCTCTTGGCCCACAACAGCGGGTCTAGGTCTTCCGAAATTGGGTTAAGCGCCATCGTCTGACGCCTTGCAATGAGCTTCTGCGGCGCTCTTGAGCCTCGCCAGCATGGCCTGTATCGTTTCTTTCCCAACCTCGCGAGAGTGCGTCTGTCCTGGCGCAGGAAGTGCCGGGAGTCGCTCCGGAATTTCCGGCCATTGACCGAGCGCCATCTGATCGCCGAACGCCTTCCGCCACTCCGCATCGAGATCCCGCAGCGTCTTACGCCCCAGGTCGTAGGCCCCGATCTTGACCGCGGCCCAGTAGATCGCCGGGTGACTCCACCGGTCACGGCCTGACTCGCGCCGGGCCATCTGCTCGATGGCTTCGAGCAGTGCGGCCTGGTGGTCGATCGGCGGCCGGCAAAGCTTCATGAACTCGGGTAGCGTCGGCGGCCAG